TCATCGTCCGTGCTCCTTTCGGTCTTGGAGTCCCAGAGTCGTTCTCAACTGTTGCAGGCAGCTGATGTCGTACGTGTCGCATTCCTTGTTGATGCCCCACACTTTGATGCTGTTCATTTCGGAGACTCCCTTCAGCCGGCGAGCGCCGGCGTTGTTTCTTATGGTTGTTTTTTTCTGGTTGTTTCTTATGGTTGGTTGTTTTTTCTGGTTGTTTTATTGGTTTTCGTTGTGCCTGGGGCAGTAGAGGTGGCTTCGTTGTATGCCTTTGTTGCCTTCTTGCCAGCCGTGTTGGAGGGCGGTTTGGATGGCTGTGTTGGTGTCGTGGATGTTGAGCCATTCGGTGTCCATGTCGGGGCCGGTGTAGTCGCCGTCTGCGGTGATGTCTCCGGTGTCCCGGTTTTCTCGGAATTCGAGGCTGGCGTTGCAGCCGATGGCGTCGCAGTGGATTTCCCAGACGTGTTCTTCGATGGTTTCGATGATGCGTGTGGTGTCCGTGTAGGTTTTGACGCTCATGCTTGTTCCTTCGCTCGTTTCTTGCGTTCGTAGCGGCGTTTCATTGCCCGGAATTCGTCGGGGTGCTCCTGTTGCCATCGATGCTGGTAGGCGTTGACCCGCTTGCGGTATGCGGGATCGTGTTTGCGTCTCCATTTGAGGTGGCAGTTGATGCATAAACCGTCCATGCGGATGTGTCGGCGAGCGCTGCTGATGTCGCAGATCAGGCAATGCTTGTCGTCGTTTTCGTCTGCGGGCCGGAGGTGGTGGGGTTCGAGGTTCAACCGGCATCGGTGGATGTACTCGTCCAGGTCGTTCATGGTTTCGTCTTCCTCTCGCCTTGCCTCGCCTTCCTTCGTCTCAGGTTCTCCTTGCATTGGCTGCACATGATCGGGGTGCCGGCGTGCGGCCCGCATTCCTTGCCGCATGCCTGGCAGTGGACGGGTGTTCTGGCGGGTGGGGCGGATGGCTTGATCTGTCCCGTTTCGGCCGTCGACCTCAACGCCCATTCCAATTGGCTGAGGTCACGGGTCTTGCATGCGTGGCATACCGTGCCCGCCGTCATGTTCGACAATCCCGTGCCGGCGAGTGATTCCCACAACGCCCAGACGGCCGTATACAGGTCCTCGCCGCCCTTGAGCCTTGCGTAGAGCGGGCTGTCGAGAATCGTCCTGGCCGTCGCCTTGTGCGATCTGGCGTCCGTCTTCATGCGTTGGCGTTGCTTCCTGTTCGTCTGTTCGAAGGTCATGTTTCTCTCTTCCCCAGCCGGCGAGCGCCGGCGTGCGTCGAATTTCGGCTGGTTGCCTATCGTGGGTTGCCGTCTCGGTCGCAGAGCGTGTATCCGCCCTGGTTGTCGAGGAGCAGCCAGCCTCGGTGTGCGTCATAGACGGGGATGTTTTCGGGGTGGTCTTCGCCCATGCTGACGATCCACCCGTATTCCATGGCCGTTTTTGGATGGTTGTGTACCCAGCCGTGGCAGCCGGTGGTGCCAGAGCCGCACAGGTGGATGAGGTTCGATGGCAGGTGGAGTCCGGGGAACGGGTGGCTGCGCATGTGCCGGTGGTGGAGGCTGTGGCCGCTCCAGATGTGGTCCAGCTCGTTGCCGCATCGCAGGCACCGGTAGTGGTCGCGCCTGGCGGTCAGCCGGTGTGTTTCTCTTGTGAGGTTGGTGCGGCTCATTTGACCAGTTCCAGCCATTCGACGTATTCGTGGATGTCCGTGTCCAGGCAATCCTTGACGCGATGTGTTTTCGGCTCCGTGTAATGCTCGTAAGGGTCGGCTCCCAACGCGGTTTGCGTCAAACGGATGGCCGTCATGTCCAAAGACCGGTAGGAGAGCATGCGGTGGAAACGCCCCCACTGGTCCTCGGCGAACAGGTAATGTTCCAGGAACGGCAGATCGAAGCCCATCATGTTCGTCCCCGCTGGATGCAGCACATGCGTTTCCGCCATCGACTGCGTGAAATCGATGACCGCGAGCGCCACACGAGCCGTGGAGCATAGTTCGGGGCTGGCGTCGATGACCTCATCGATCAGGCCGTTCGCCTCATGCGTTTTGTGGGCGAAAGCGAAGCTCCTGTCGGTCGGCAGCACACCGGGTTTGATGACCGACTCGAAGCGCGCGTGCTCGGTTTTCGCGTCCATGCTCGTGCACCTCAACCCGATTTCCAGCATCAGGTCGGTACGTGGATCCGTACCCGTGGTCTCGATATCCACCCACAAGAGGGCTTCGGTTTTCCTGGTCATGCGATTTCCTCCAGTTCGTCAGGGTGCAGGCCGAGTGCGGCGAGCGCCTCATCGTTGGTTTTTCCTTGGTTGAGCAGGTCGGCGAGACGGCAACTCGTGTCGTCGGGTCCGACTTCCATGGCGATATCGGCGGTCCGGTGCAGGAGATCGAGCACGTGCCGGCATCGCCACGTGTGCTGATGCTGTTTCGGTTGGGGCGCTGGTGTGGCGGGTGTGCCGTACCCGTTTTCGGCCCCGTGTTGGAGCCACAGGCGAAAGTCCGCATCGATGCTGCCTTTGGGGATGCGGTCGTGGGAAAGCCTGTGGTCGCGGTATTTGCGTAGTTCCGCGTCGAGATCGAGCCCGTATTCGGAGGCGAGCTTCCTTGTGGCTTCGTCCGGCCGGTATTCGGCGAGCGCCTTGATTCGGTTGGTGTCGGTTTTGCTCGCGGGCGCGTTCTCTCTCGTTTCTCTCGTTTCTATCGGATTAATCGTATTGTGTGCAACCATGCTTTCACCCCTGTTGCACCCCAGCTGCACCCCAGTTTCACCCCTGTTGCACCCCAGCTGCACCCCAGAATCGGAGGTAGCCAATACGGGCGTTTCAGAAGTAGCCGCAGAAGCCGTGTCGGTGTCGGTGATTTCGACCGCATCAGACTGGGGTGCAAAATCTGCGTGTCTGCGCGTCATGCACAGGTCATACACCACCGGCCTGCGATTCGGAGCCAGATAGGAGACAAGCTTCTGGTTGCCCGCGCGGATAAGCCCAAGGTTCTTCAGGTTCGCGAGCTTGGTCTGCACCGTACGCTTCGAAATGCCGGCCAGTTCGGCCAGCTTCCCATTGCTCTTCGCGAAACCACGCCCGTAATCGTCGGTATTGTCCGCGATGATAAGCAGCAGTCGCAACTCCACCGCATCCAACGTCTTCGGCGTCTCATACAACGCCCACGTAGTTGCCTTCAGACTCACAGTTCGCCCCCCCTTATCCTGATCTCGGTCACATGACACGACTCGTCCAACAGGTGCAGCATGTCCATGAGCATCATCGGCGTGACCCCCGCACCCACCTCGGGCCGTGAATCAACCACCACACGCTCCACGGACACCGGCGGATCATCACCGTTCCGCACCGTCAGACAAACCCTCGTATTCATTTCCTGCCTCCAATCCACCCGACCAGCACCGCCAACACGACAACGATGCAGGCCAGAACGATTTCGCTCACAGTTCCAAGCCCTTGCGTTCCGCGTCCGACACCGTGTAGCCGGCCGATTCCAACACCGCGTAGTAGGCGTTGAGCATCGGGCCGTCATATCTGCCGCGTGCGTCGCTCCTGTCCCACGTGTCCACGGTGATGGCTGCCTCGATGTGCGCGAACAGGAGCAAGGCGAGCTCCCGCGTAGGGTTGGCCTGCTGGCGGCGGCGAAGCTCTTTGCCGTTCTCGTCCGTGTTGAACCACAACGGATCGTCGTCCTCCGGGTTGGCGGGCGACGGCAGCGGTTTCGTCATTCCGGAATATGCGGTGAGCGCGTCCGTCCACCCGTAGTCGAAATCAGACACCGGCCTTATCTTCCCTTCGCCGATTCCCATGATTGAGATGAGGCATAGGCGTTCCGAAAGTTCACGCAGCATGTCCTTCTTCATGCCGGGGACATGCTCATGGATCCATTCGATGCGCAGGCGTTCCGCGGTGTCGGTGAACTCCCTGAGCTTCGCCTTGCGTTCCTTCTCCCTGCGTTTCTCTTCGTCCTTGGCCTTGTGTTTCGCCGTATCCTCGGTCTCTTCCTGTTGCGGGATTAGCTCGTATACGGCGATGCCGTTTTCCAGAATGCACAGCACCACTTCCTGCTTGTGTTCCGTACGCCATGCCTGCCACTGCTTCGCGAACGATGCGCGCGCATCATAGACGAAACTGTTGCGCGCGAACCTGTAGCCGTTTGGCGTCTGCCAGGATTGTGCCGGCTTCAGCTTTTTATCCAACAAGGGAAGATTGTTCGACTCCATCCACAGGCGTGCGGCCTCCATCCACTTCGCCGTCTCACGACGGGTACGCAGGTTGTCCAGCTTCCACTGCCAGTTCGGGGTGCCAGCGAACGACAGCAGTTCCTTCTGCGTGTCCTCGTCGCCGTCGAACTCGGTGACGGCCTCCAAATCGGACAATGAGAGCTGCGCGAAATCCTTGGAAGCGTCACGCACCGACTGGGGGATGGCGGCTATCTTCAACCGGCCGCGCACCAGGCGTGTGCTGCGGCCGGTCTGCTCGGCCATCTCCTTGACCTTCACACCCAAATCCAACAATCCCTGATAGCCGTCGGCCTCCTCCAACGGGGTCAGATCACAACGCTGCGTGTTCTCCACAAGCATCAGGGCGCGCTCGTCGCGTTCGCTCATGGATTCGATGCGGCACGGCACCGTTTCCAAGCCCGCGAGCTTCGCGGCCGCGAGCCTGCGATGCCCGATCACCACGCGATACAGGGGCTTGCCCTCGGGAGACTTGCTGTCGGTCGGGGTGACCAGCAGCTCCTGTTTGATGCCCTGCGCCCTGATGCTGTCCGCCAGCTCCTCCACATCGCCCACGTCCCTGCGCGGGTTATGCGGGTTCGGCATCAATTGCGATACCGGAATGTCCACGATGGTGATGGCCATGATATTCCTCCTTTGCCTAGAATTCGGGGTCCGCGTCGAAACCGTCGGACGGTGGCGTCGGTTGCGGCGCAGCCCACGGGTCCGGTTCCTGTGACTGCTGTTGCTGGTTGAATGGGTCGGTGGCGGGTGGTTGCGGCGCGGCCTGCTGCCAGCCCGACTGTTGCGGATTGCCGTAAGTGGATCCACCCGAATACGACTGGCCCTGCCGGACGCCGTTGGACTTGGATTGCCTGGCCACGGCCGCGACCGCATACCGCAGGCTCGGACCTATCTCGTCGACCTGCAATTCCACGATCGTGCGGTTCGACCCGTCCTGCGCCTGATAGGAACGTTGCTGCAGACGGCCCATCACGATCACGCGCGTGCCCTTCTTCAACGACTGCGCGATATGGTCGGCCATGTCACGCCAGGCACTGCAGCGCATGAACAAAGCCTGACCGTCCTCGTACTGGTTCGTCTGACGGTTCCACGCGCGCGGCGTGGAAGCCACCGTGAAATTCGCGACCGTCGCGCCGCTACCTATCGTGCGAATCTCCGGATCCGCAGTCAGGTTGCCCACGATGGTGAGCGTCGTCTCTCCGGCCATCACCTGCTCCTCCTGAAATGTTTCTTATTCGCGTATTCCACGACCGCCGAGACCCTGCGCGCCTGCCGGTCGACCGTGATGACACCCGGCTTCGGCACCAGATAGATGCGGGGGTTACGCATGTCCGTGTTCAGATCGGCGAGCCGCTTGTAGAACTCGTCGATGAGCTCGCCCGGCGTCATGCTCATGCCCTCGTCCGTGATCGGGCTCCATAGTTCCACCGTGTCCGTCATCCATATCCTCTCGTAGTCCGACGAGCCGTAGCCCGGCCTCGTGGATGCTCAGGCCGATGAGGCTCGCCAACGACTGGCGTGTGGGGTGGGCGGTCAGGATGTCCAGGTTGGTGAGCAGCCGGTCCGCGACCGCAAGCCACATGTCGTTCGGCACGTCAGGCGTAGAGGCGCTGCTTGCGCGTCTGCTTGTTGATGCGGTCAAAACGGGCCACCTCCTCGACCTCGAAGCCCAGCACCTGCATGGTGTCGGGGTCGGTGACCGGCGTCGGCCCCCAGCCTCGCGTGAGCTTGTTCTGGATGGTCTTCTTCGCCTTCCCGTAATGTTCGGCGAGTTGTTCCACCGTCATCAGGTTTGGTATCGGCGCACTCATTGGGGTATCCTTTCTAGTGGAGTTTCTTTCCGCCCCAGTAGCCGCTGGGGCTTTTCTTTTTTGCGTAACCTTGCGGTCGTGGACGGCGATGGAATCGCACCATCTCCCGGCCGTGCCGGGGGCAACTTGCAGCCGCCCTTATGGCGGACGACGGAAGAACAGGAAAAACGTCGTCCACCGGCCCAAGAAAACCGACACCGTATCTGTCAGTTGTTTTTTCAGTTATCACGAGGGTTATTCGGTTTTCCTTCCGCTATGCCAGACGGTTTTCCACGCCGTCCGGCAAGACTTATTCGACGCCCGCCTCGCTCAACACCAGGGCGACCAGTCTTAACGGCACGAAGCCGAAGCCCATGAGCGCGGCCACCCCGTTCTCGATGGGATGCGCGCACCCCATGTGCGTCATCACCCAGCCGACGCACACCGCGAACACGACGGCCCACAGAATCAGGCGGCGTGTGAAACCGCGAGACAGTTCGCTGGCCTCCGGCTTCCGATAGCCTGAAGCGTGACGGCCATACTCTTTGGCGTTCATGGGTTTCTCTTTTCGTATAAGGCCCCTCCGCCGGTAGGCTTGGAACTGCGACATTCAAAACACGGCCAACGGAGGGAAGAATGATTAATTGGGGAACGTTCATGATGGAGGTGAGCAAGACCCCGTCAGTGCTGATCGGATTGGTGTTCACCGCGATAACGATCTGTCTGACGATCTTCAACCTCTGGTGGTCGATGAGAAACAGAGTTGAAGCGGAGTGGACCGTAAGCGTCACGTCAACAGCGGACGTCATGATCGACCCGATACCGGTCGCGCAGGTACAGGCAGCGGGGAGCAGGATTCTGAAATCGAACACTACGATGGTGGTGATTGTGACGAACAGTGGTGATGGTCCAGCGTTCTCCGTGACGGCTGAGGGAATCAACATGAAGGGCATCGTCGTAAACGAATACGATTTTCCCGGACAGCAGTTCAAGCAGCTGGTGGTGCAGCAGAAGATCAACAGGGTGATGCCGGGAGAGCGTTTCTTCGTCGTCCTGGACATGATGAGCATTGTTTCGTCATGTGATTTCGGAGTGAAGGTGCTGTGGACCCCGCAGCCCACGCGATTGGGACGCGTGGTGTACAAGGAGTATCCAGTAATGCGTGACCCGTTGAAGGGATCAAGGCATATCCATACCACCACGCGGCCTTTGCTGCGCTGGTCTTCCCTGTTCTCGCATATGCCGAGACCATTCCGACGGTTGCTGCAGTTCGCGCATTGGATAAGACACGATGCCATGATGGACGTTCCCTCCTTCCTCAAGAAATTGGACGATATGCTGCCGGCCGATGACTATTCACCGAATGCTGGCGTTGATGAAGGCGCAGACCACGCAGATGATCGCGCAGACCCAAATGATTGAATTCGCATCCATCACTCCGCGTCCTTTCCGATGATTCGTTCCAACTGCGCGGCCTGTCGTTTGGCTTTGAGCCTCATCGCCTTCCGCTGAAGGCACAAGCGGTTCCACTTGTCCTTGGTCTCTATGGGGTTGCCGCCGCGTGCGATTTTGAGGCATTCCGGGCATTGGAGGAATGCCTCGCCGTCGCTTTTCCCGACCTTCGGGACGCAATGGCATGACGGGCATTCCTCCAACGGTTCCGCGATGATCTTCAACGCTTCCTCGACCTGCTGGTCCCACCGTTCGATGGCCTGCCGTTCGTCGGACGGCGAGAGCGGGTTGCCGCCGTAGTACCCGTATCCGCATTCCCCGCAACGGCAGCCCCAGCGTTCGAAGTCGTATCCGTATCCGCCTGACGTCCACGAATCCATCACCGCCTCGGCATGGCCGTTGCATAACGGACAGGGCAACGGTGTCGGCATCGGCCCCTCGGCCTGTCCGGACTGGCATGCCTGACGATTGTGCTTCCACCACACCATCACGCCACCTCCTTGCCAGCGAGCGCAGATTTGGCTTCGGCTTTGGCCAAAATCGATGAGGGAAGATCTCCTGCAAGTCGGGCGATTTGAATGAAGTCGCTCAGTCGCATGTCTCCATTGCGGAACTTTTTGCTGACGGATTGGCGACTGACCTGCATTTCGCTTCCGAGTTCAGTGTTGGTAAGTTCTGCAGCAAGTTTTGACCGCCGAAGTTCGGCGACCGCTTCGGCCGCTTCGGCGTTTGCCTGCTGCTTGCTGTAATTACTTATTTCCATGCTTCAAACTGTAAATAAGTAATTACTTATTGTCAACTTAAAACCTACGGCGTGTCATCATTTATTTACGACCTATGCTTAGGGGCATGGCAAAGAAAGCAAGAGAATGGGAAGTGTTCGATATAGAGGTCGCTGAATACTTTTCCCAATTAAGGGAAGAAGAAGATCCCATGCCATCATTTCGCGTTATCGGCTCATCAACTGGCATGAGTCATACGAGGGTCGCCGATATCCTCAAGCAGCATGGCGGAACGCCAACGCTGAATGAGTTTATTTCGCTCTGCCGCTTCTTCGGGAAAATCCCTTCAGAAATAATGAAGCTTTTGGAAAATGGGCATCTTGTTGCTATCCCATCGGATGTGCTTGACGAGGTTAATCGCGAAAACCTCATTGCGGAAACCGTGAGCCTGACCAAGAGTGATCCAATGTCATTTGCTGCTTATCGTGATGGTCATAAGCATGACCCCGACCCGGATGGTGGTGCGTGATGAGACCTGTATTGCCGGTGCGCGCGCATGACAGTTACGGCGGGATGCGCATGGCCCTCTACCATGTTGCGCCGGAACTGACCGTGGGAAGCGCCATACTCCCCGGTGATCTGAACGGCGTATACAGAATGGACACCGACACCATCGTCATCGACCGGAGCATGACCTACACGAGGAAACGCTGCACCTTGGTGCACGAGCTCGTGCACCGAATGTACGGAGACGTGGGATGCGGATACCGCGAGCGCCGATGCCGTATGACCACCGCTCGACTCCTCATAGACGAGGACGATTACCGTAAAGCCGAAGCCATGTACGACGGAGACCCGTGGCTCATGGCCGAAGAACTGAATGTGACGCCGCAAGTCGTCAGGGATTATCAGGAATGGCTGCACGACAGTGTGGCCCTCTAAGAGAAAGAAGAAAACATTATGGCAGGATTCAATCTCGGCGCACTCGGGGACATGGCCAACAATGCCATGAAAAACGCCGTGGACGCGGCAAGCACCGCAGCGGCCAACAAGCCATCCAGCGTCGGCAACCTCATGAACGCCATGGCCGGCAACTACACGGAAATCAGCCCCGAACAGCTCGCCCAGGAGTACGGGCGTTTCCTGTTCACCGGCGAGACCATCTCGCACGGATACAAGCTCATCCGCGACGCCGTGGTGTTCACCAACCTGCGCATGATCTTCATCGACAAGCAAGGCGCTACCGGCGCGAAGATGAGGTTCCGCAGCGTGCACCTTGACAGCATCGTGGACGTGGAGGTGGAGACCGCTGGTGCCCTCGCAGACGATTCGGAAATCAACATCACTTATCTCAAGGACATCTACCAGCGTAAGAACGGGCCGGAGACGTTCGAAGAGATCAAACTCGAATTCCCGAAGACATTCGACGTGGCCACCCTGTACCGCTGGCTCGGCGACGTGTCAATCAGGAACCGTCAGCGCATCAACGCCTAAGCATCGTCCTACCGACCACTGAGGAAGAAGACAATGGGATTCAGGATTCGCAAAAGTATAAGTCTCGGCAAGGGGTTGCGGTTGAACCTCGGCAAAAGCGGGGTAACCAGCGTGACCATGGGCAAGCGTGGAGCACCGCACGTGACCGTAGGCAAAGGCGGCACACGGTTCGGCACGCCCGTCATCCCCGGCACCGGCATCAGCTACGAGACTAGACTCGACAAGCCGTCAAAGAAGACGAGAAGAAAGAACACGACAATGAACAGACAACAAGGACTGGCACCCATGCCGGCCGGCCGTGCGACGCCGATGCCGCAGCAGGCCGCCATGCCGACACAGCAAATGCCCATAATACCGCCTGCCGGAGCGATGCCGCCATACGCTCCGGCAACACCCCCATACGGAGGCGGCAACGGCGGGAACCCGCACAAAGCGAAGAAGCCATGGTACAAGCGCTGGTGGGGCCTAACCATCATCGTCCTGCTGGCCATCGGCGTCATCGGATACATATTCACCCCATCAAAACCCATTCCTAATACCGTAGGCCAGACGGTATCCGAGGCAAGAACCACTCTCGAAAAGGCCGGATTCAAGACCATCACCGTCACACCCGAGACCAAAGGCCAGGACAAGAAATGGAAAGTCGAGAAACAGACGCCGGAAGCAGGGCAAAAGGAGAAGACCTCGACCGCCATCACGCTCACCGTAAAACGCGACAACTCAGATTTAGCGGACATAGTCAAAAAAGGCATGATGCTTGACAAGGCCATCAACGCCCTGACCGACGAAGGCTACTCCACCTCGGACTACAAGATCGAAAGCGACAGCGGCAAATCGGTCATCCTCTACTCGAACTGGGAGATTCTGTCAGCGGAGAACGGCGTGATCCGAGTGCACAACAAGGCGGCAGACGAGGAGGCCGCCAAAAAAGCCGAGGAAGAGAAGAAGGCGGAAGAGGAAGCCGCATGGAAGGCCGAGGAAGAGAAGAAAGCCGCCGAGGAACAAGCCAGACAACAAGCGGAGCAGGAAGCCCAGCAACAGGCCGCCGCCGAGGAAGCCGCACGTCAGGCTCAACAGCAGGCCGAACAGCAGCAAGCACAGCAGCAACAACAGGCCAACACCTACTATCCGAACTGCACCGCCGCAAAGGCAGCAGGTGCGGCACCCCTCTACCGAGGTCAGCCGGGCTATTCGACGAAGCTCGATAGGGACGGAGACGGAGTAGCCTGCGAGAAATAAATTGTCCTGCCGGTGCTGCAACGCCGGCAGGACGGGAAACATCGACCAGCTTGCTTAATTGGAAAGGAGGATGCTTCGCCTACCTATCCTAATCGATAGGCGGGGCGAAGCATACCCGAAATGTCAGATTTACCCAAATACAGGAGGGGTGACAGGCTTGGGAACGCAGAACAATCGTTCCGCAGCATGCTCATCGTCTCCGTCAAGAGTCACGCGCCACGAATAATTCCCCGGCGCGAGTGCGAGTCCGTTGGAGAAATCCAGTGTTCCGAGACTGACCGCACCGATATGGTTCCTTTGGTCGAGGGGGAGTCCAGCAAGGCCCGCATCAATCGTCATGATGTTCGCGATACGCAAGGATTGGGGCATCGGACCGGCAACCTCGACGACGTCTCCCTTCTCGTCACGCAGGGAGTATTCGACGGCCACCTCGCACGGGCATATATCCGCCGGCACGTGTATCTCCGTGAACACGGTGAATCGCGGCGTCATGCCATTGGGCGTGAGTGGGAAGATATTGGCACCGGAGCCAAGAACATTCCCCATACCGGAACCGTCCACGGCGGCGAAATTGGCGAGCTGCACGATAATCGACGCGCGTTCAGAAACCTCGCTCATATGTCAGGCCACCATTCTGCGTTCTTCGATGCCCTGGTTGGCGGTGGTGGACACGTTGGCTGGTTCGAAATACTCGCCTTTGCCGCCGTTCTTCATCAGCTCCGGGGTGGGAAACACGAAGATGGTGTTGTTCGGAACAACTTCAGTCCCGTTGTCCAAAAATTCACGAATGGTGGTGGGCTCGTTGTCATCGAAAAAGAACGGTATATCCTCGCGTGCGAGCTTGCGGGTTTCGGCGAACGTGTCGCCGGCGGCGGAGAATCCCGGCATGTCATCGGATTCGGCCCACCATACGCCGTCTTCCCTGTGATAGGTGATGTTCACCTGTCGTGTATCCATGTTGCGCCTCTTCATTTCTGCCCGAGGATACTACGGATCTCCTCTTCGGATAACCCGACGTCCTTCACCAGTGTCTTCTTCACCAATCCGGGCGGAACAGTCTGCCCGTCATGGAAGGCAAAGGTCAACGGTGGACGGCCCTCCGCCTTCATTCTTTTATGCGAACCATTCGCGCGGTCAATCCCGTATCCCAGACCACGAAGGATACGGAACAGGTCCGAGGCCTTCATCGATGGGTAGACGATCGGCATGCGCGATTGCCTTTCGGTTGGTTCAATTCAGCAACAGTCCCATTAAATCACATTAAAACCGGTTAAAACGTGAATCTTCCATTATTAAGCAGGTAATAAAAATGGCCAACGTCACCAGATACAAGACCAGCAAAGGCGAAACCAGATACCGCGTGAGGTATCGCAAGCCGGACGGCACGCAGACTGACAAGCGTGGATTCAAGAGAAAAATCGATGCGGAGAATTGGGCGGCGAAAAGGGTCACCACAGCCAAGGCCGAGGGAACGTACATCGACCCGCAGGCCGGCAAGGCGACGGTGGGGGAGCTGGGGCCCGCCTGGCTGGCCAAGAAGAAGCTCAGCACCAAGCCCAGCCATTACCGTACCCTCGAAGGCGCATGGGAAAAGTGGGTGAAACCGGAATGGGGCAACACCCCGGTATCCGCAGTCACCCGCGAGACGACGCAACAATGGGTCACCGGAATCAGCCAGGGCAAGACCGTCAAGGACGAGCGGGGCAACGAGATAGTGCTCGCCAAACCCCGAAGCGCTAGCGTCGTCCTCCGCGCCCACGGCGTGCTCGCCGGAATATTGGACGACGCGAAGAAAGACCGGCGTATCCCGGACAATCCCGCGAGGGGCATCGAACTGCCACGCAAGCGCAGGAAGAAGCACGTGTATCTCACCGCCGAACAGCTTGACCGGCTGGCAGGCAGCGTCACCCCATGGAGACGAGACCTCGTCCTCGTGCTTGGACTATGCGGCATGCGATGGGGCGAACTCATACCCCTGAGGGTGATGGACGTCGATCTTGAAAAGCATCGTATATATATAGGAGTGAGCGCGCCGATGGTGGGCGGCGTCATCATCCCCGATGACACCAAGACCTACAAGGCCCGCGCCATCATGTACCCTGTCGTGCTGGACCCGATCATGCGCAGACTGTGCGCAGACCGGAAACCCGGCGACCTGTTGTTCGAACAGCCGGGACGCGAGGGCATGATGATACGCGAGTGGGGTAATGCGAGCCGCGATGACGGTTGGCTGTCGGTCGGCCTGCGGCGTGCCGGCATACCCGGCCACCTCACAATCCATGACCTGAGGCACACGGCCGCGAGTCTCATGGTCAGAGCGGGCGCGAACGTGAAGGCCGTGCAACGGCAGTTGGGGCACAAGAGCGCAGCCATGACGTTGGACGTGTACGCCGACCTTTTCGATGATGATCTGGACGAGCTGTCGGAGCGCATGGGTGAGATGCTGGCGCGTGAGAATGTGGGCAAAATGTGGGCAAATGAGGTTTCGAGAGCCGCATAA